ACCACGTACAGTACGGATGTAGTAGGGCGAGTGGCGAGAGTGTATGCCCGATGCGCTATTCACCAATTGTGATACCGTTCCTGACGGCTTAACACACGAGATTGCAGTAGAGACAGGGATGCCAAGACGCTCAGCCCACGTAGCATTAGTAGCCACGGCGATAGACTTAAGGTGCTCAAGTGTGGAATCTAATCCTTTGTTGCTAGTTGTAAGCAGTGGGTTGTCCATTATCCCTGTGAGTGACACACCCAACAAGCGTTCCTCTTCGGTATTTCGCTGCCACAGTTTTCGCAGGTAGGGGAACTTCGTGAAGGTAGACTGGATAGTACCCAAGATTGTAGCAATACGAACTTTTCTTTCAAGGTCTTCAATACTATCTGTCGCACGTACTACACACTCCGTTAAATTACACACCTGACCTGATCGTAAAATTATTTCGCTGCAAGGGTTAGTGCCGAAGTCATGGTCTGCATCACGCCTACCATTCTTAGCTGCTTGCTTCTTAGCTGCCTCACGGTTGAAGATACCACGCTCACCTGAGCCTGACTCAACCAAGGCCATCCACTCACGCATGAATGATAGACTGTCAGGCTTCTCAGAGTATGCTACTGAGTTGTTAGCCAAGGCACGATGCGGGTTGTTGTCCCACCATGCACCAGACTTAGCTGTACGCATACGGTCATCACTAAGATTACTCAATGATATCATAGCACTACGACGCACACCGCCTACGACTACTACTTCACCTATCTTACACATGATGTCGTGACACTCTATAGATGAGAGCCTTCTCCCCTGTGCATCCTTAAATGTTTTAATTGTAAAGTTAAACAAGTCAATCAGTGGCGCTGGGCCTGATGCCCTACCTCCAAATGTCTTGAGCCTTGCACCAGCTGGACGCACCAAACCTACATCCCACTGTGCAATCTCACCACTGTACAGTAGTGCAATCAATTGGCGTAGAGCCTTAGCCCAGCCTTCCTTGCTGTCCTTTACAACGATTGTAGTATCACTCACAAACAGCTCAGGTATTTCGGGTAGTTTCTGAACGTACTGACGCTCAACACTAAAGCCTACCCCAGTACCACACATGAGAACGTGCATAGCTTCATCAAAGGCTACGATATTATCTACAGCTATGTATGAGCAGTTATACATTGATATATTATCACGCATAGCTGCGGGGCCAGCCGTCATTAAACTTCGCATAGATGGCATTACATCTAGGCTTAGTATGGCTTGTTCAATGTCTTTGACGTAAGAGTCTTTGCCAGCCAAGGGGTATACAATGTTTTCCATGTAGCGTGATACTGTCTCACCCCAAGTCTCACGCCTTCCTTCCTTGTCCAGCCAACGTGCGTAACGTGACTTGTGTATGAATGACTGGTAGTCTGTTGGTAAATAGTTGTTGCTCATGTTGTTCTCTTTCTGTTGTGTATGTTCTACTATCGGTTGTCGCCACTACCCCTTAGGGTTCCCCTGGCTTCACGTCCATCTAACTTCTCAACGTTCAGTCTGATGATGTCTCCAAGTCCGTAACCAAAGATCGTACCAAGGGCTACGCCATAGAAAAAGACATCACCTATCTCCTTAGCAATCTCCTCAGGAGTAAACTTGTGCTTGTCACGTATTAGTTTCTTAACCTTTTCAGCTACCTCCCCTGCCTCACCTACAAGTCCAAGTGTATTCTCAACTAAACGATCATGTCCTTCAGTTAAAATCTTAGCCTCAACCCATTCACTATACCACTCGAATGGATCAAGGCTATACCTGTTGCCGTCTACCATCTTGTAGTAGCCCATAGCGTCTAGGTCAACATCACTTAGCATTAGTATCAGCGTCCAATGACTTCTTTATGTCGTCTGCTTGTTTTTTAGTTACGTCTGATATGGTCGGCCTACCTTCCAGAGAAGTCTTTAGCTCTTCAGTCTTCATCTGTTGTACTGACTGAGTACACCTAACCATATGGTTGAGTAAGCTAAGAGAGTTCTGACCTAAGTTAAGTAAGTTAACAATCTCTGTCTGTTCTTTAGTTAAGTCTTCTGAGTCGTACTCTTTATCGTCGATAGAAAGTTTAGTCATAAGTGTTTACCTCACAGTTTAGGATGACAATATCATCAGTATCATAAATTAAATCCTCAAGCAACTCCAGTACTTCCACACAACAATTAGTGTCTGATACCTCTAAAAAGTTAGCTCCAGGATCTACCTCTAAGACAAGTCTAGCCTCAAATTTCATTGGCAGAAACTCCTAGTTATATTATTTATCACGGTATAGTCAACCGTATTCTTTACGAAGTGAAGCCAAAGAAATAAACTCTGGTTCATAGAACCCATTCTGTATTTCTCTCTTGACTACTACACCAGACCACCAGTCTAGGTTAGCTTGACCAGCCCAAGATTCGTCAGCACCTTTAAAACAACCAGCTACTAGACCTATAGCACCAGCTGCATCCTTAAACTTTAAGTCTCTCTTATGTGAGTGACCACAGGTTGAACTCTTAAACCTGTTAGCAAGTAAGGAATTTGCATGGTGCATTCCACTCATAGCTGTGCCAAAATTACCAGCGCTAAAGAAGTGAGCATAGGACACACCGTCATAGTCTTTGATGGCTGGTGCTGAGTTGTGATACTCATGATACTCATCGAACCAGTGGCTAGTTTGTAGGTGGCTGAAGGAGATACCATACTTAGAACCTTCTAGGCGAGGGTCACTCTTCAATGCTTTCTTGATACGGTTTTCATGGTTACCTTCAAACCCGTAGAAGGCTGGACGCTTACGCTTGTGATGCCTAAACTTCCAACGTAAACGATCTTGCGCTTCGTTGTACTGTTCAATGTCTGCCTCGTAGCTCTGGCTAACGATAGACTCTGGGCTGCGTGTATCAAATGTATTCAGTGATCTCATGTCAGCACCGTCGCCTAAGTCCACAACGTAGTCAGGCTTGATGTCATAAAGAAAGTCACCAAGTAAGCTGAACCTATCGTTACTAACTGACGGATCACAGTGAGCACAAGAAAACACAACAGCTGTTTTACTTCCAGTATTTCTAGGCATAACCTTGAACCTTTCTTACTACGTCATCATGTTGAGCATTACCATTACTATCAATGACAAGACTAAAGTTACTAGACAAAAAGTCTACGTCATCCATAGCTTGCTTCATACTATCGTAGTAAAACTCTTCCTCATGTAGGTCATTGTCGTACTTGTACTTAGTTAGGCAAAGGTTCCAAGGAAGGTCTTCTCCGTTTTCAAATGGCCCTTTGATTACCTTAAGTATCTCAGCGTATGGTTTAAACTGTTTAGTCATTACTGCTCTCCTTTAACCAGGATTCTGGTATAACTTTGTCGGCATAGATGAAGCCATGCTTAGTACACCAATCACCATATGTAGACTTACTACCCTTATACAGTCGTGACTTACTATTTGTAAAGACAAACCTTATGTCGTGATCAGGAAATTGTCTGCGTATTTCTTTATGTTTCCTTCTGTCGTCAGAAACGAAGCGGCCCTTAGTCTCAACTATGATACCATTGCCCAGAACAAAGTCAGGTGTGTAGGTTCTATTGCGTAGATCTATCCACTTGATCTTTGTTTTCTCGTAGGTAAAGGAGATGTTTCTTTTCTTAAGGTAGTTGGCTGTGTCTACCTCTAGACCTGAGCGATACCCTTCTTGGATACCCCTCAGTCTTTTGTTATTAAATTTCACCACGGTATTCTAAATCCTCTGCTACGTTAGGAAGTTTGTTTACCGTAGTAAGGTAGAGTGGTTTGTCACTGTAGACAAACTTACGTAACTTAGGGTAACATACCTTCTTGAAGTCGCAGTACCCACAGGTAGAAGATAGTTTCATGTTACCGTTGTTGCTTGTCTTAGACTGGGGTACAGGTTCAAAGGCTCTATCAGGTGGCTCATCACTCTTAGCCATAGCCTTGAGGTGCTTGACTGTGTTTTCTTTCTCATCAAACTCTCCAGAAAAATCATACACGTCTAAGCATACTGCCCCGCTAACCTTACATACTACAAGAAAACCACCGTGTGTTTTGTCAGTCACAAGTGGATCGTCAACGGCTGCATACACGTATGAACTAAGCTGAGAGATGTAACCGAAAGGATCATCTTTACGTAGGTTGCCATCCTTAAACTTCTTGAAGGCATAGGGTGAGGCAGACTTAACATCAATAGTCATGCCGTTAATGACAGCATCTCTGTGACCCTTGATGCCGTGTACGTCCATGCGATCCTGAGCACCAGTGACTGAGTGTCCAGACACAGCTGCTATAGCCAGCACTAGCTCTTCGATCATGTCACCGTAGAAGAATTTGAATAGGGTATCTGGGCCTAAGGGTTCTGACTCCAAAGACTTATTAACTTTGTACCATAGCTTACGCTCACATGGTGTACCAAGGGATGAGAGTGACAGGTAGGCACGGGGTTCCTGTGGTTTAGCAAACCTTTGCTCAGCCATATCTGCTATGTTGTTAGACATGAACTCACCAATAGACTTATCCCAACCGTTGCGGCCTAGGATAGTCTGCTCAATGTCATGCACCAGTGTGGCGTTTGTCTTAACTTCCATTGTATATCTCCCTTGCTATGGATGAGAATGCCCCCACCCAACTAAGGGAAGGGGCTTTGTTATAGAACAACACACATTTAAAACACCTAGAAAGGAATAGTATCTTCTACCTTAACTTTCTTATTAGATGCTTTGGTAGCAGGGGCAGCTTTAGTATCCTCAACCTTAGAGGATAAGTCTTTAAAGGAAGGGGAGGAGCTTCCTCCTTCAGACTCGTAGGCCACATGGTCTATGACCTGCACCGCTTCCAGACGTGTACCCCTACGTCCAGTCGATGTATCGTAAACAGCTACACGTATCATACCCGTGCTTCCGTTTCCAATGTACCCGTCCACATCAAAGTTCCAGTCTTGACCCTTAACGTTTACAACAGCTGGAGTACCACTACCCCATTCATTCCTGCCTTTAAAGGGACGGCTAAGTGTAACCTTAGTACCACCCTCGACGGATTCCATTTTCTTCTGACATCCAGCTGTCGTAAGCTTAGATGTATTGTCTTCATCAAGAATGATGGTAACTTTGCACTCACCGTCTGTCTCAACGTTCCATGATGCTTGATCACGGTTGTGTTCAAATACCTTAGCCCACTCTAGTGTGCCAAACAATTCAAGAATTTCAGTAGCCATTTTTAGTACCTCTTATCTATGGTGTTTCTGTTATACACTTATTTATCAGTGAGTGTCAAGCCAATTTATCCCTACGTCATAAGATCCTGGTGTAGGTATTCTAAACCCTAGCTCGACACCAACTTCTTCCATACACTTGGCTTGGAGTTTACCTAACTCTTCAGCCTCTTCTTTAGTTCCTATAACCTCTGTCTGGTACTCATCATGAATGAACCCTACCATCTTGAAGTTGATGCCAAGCTTACGTGCCTCAGTAGTCCAGCTAAGGAGTGTGTGCTTCATTAGTATACTCTCAGCTGACTGTAGCATACCAGCCAACGTCTTGTGTTCGTTAGGTACTTTAACCTTGCGGCCATCATACCCTGTGAAGTATCCTTGCTCCGCTATATATGGAACAAGTCTGTTCTTTAGGTCAGATAAGCCATCAATAGATTTAACGAATGAATCCCTAGCCTGCACTGCACCATTCTTATTAACCTTAAGTATCTGTGCAGTCTTCTCAACACCTGCCCCTAGCAGCCAAGCGTAGATAAAAGTCTTAGCCATGTCACGTGTCGCATGACTAATGCCCAAAGCTTTTTTATTAACGTTGTGTATATCCGTTTCGTTTTCTTTCTTACCATCCATAATAGCACGGGCATATTGGTCTGCATCAAAGTGTCTCCACATATAATCGGCTAGTACCCTAAGCTGAATACCGTCTGCGTCTGTACCTACTAGCCAGCTACCCTTAGGTGTAGTCCAGCATGAGCGAAGGTCAGCATCATATTGTTTCTTAACCTCTTCAACGGCTGACTTAGGTTCACCATGAAAGGATGAAGGTATGTTTGCTGTGTTGGGGGAGTTGTGTGCACACCTACCTGTCCATGCCCCAATGTTATTGATGGTTCCGTGTATGCGCCCATCAGTACCTACCTGATTGATCCATTCGACTAGGGAACTACGGCGTCCCTCAAGGGTCAACCACTTAGCTAATGAACGTGCACCCTCTGGGGCAAACTCAGGTAATGTCTCAAGGTTGTCCTCAGAACAAGCCCATCCGTACTTGGCTAGGTCACTCTTCTTTTCTTTGTAAAACTCCTTAGTCATACACACACCCTTCTTGCCATATGGATCACCGACAGACAGCCTAGAAAACTTTATGTTAGTAACAGTCTTGTCGTATGGTTTCCAACCAGCATCCCACAATGCTTCGATCCGATCCTTAGACGATCCAGGTTTGAAGTCGATCCAGTTGTAGCACACTAAATCTTCACCCATTACTTGGGTCAAAGCATACTTCTCCTTAGCCTTAACAACACTAGACACCTCAGTACCATCTAGCTTTAGGCGGTACATCATTGTGTTAACAGGGGTAAGCTTAGGTGGGAAGTCTTCTTGAAACTGATCCTCTAGTGTAGACATCTGCTTCAGTACAGAAGATAGTAGACCCTTTGCTTTAGGTGTGTCGAATGCAAACCCGTAGTACCTAGTGCGTACTAACTCAATCTGTAGGTTATGCTCTGCACGTAACGATCTCTTCCAACTCTCATCATAGATATACTTAGAGAAGTGATTGTATAAAGCCTCAGTCGTATCCAAGTCACCATACCAGTAGTCAACCATCTCCTGTGAGAACTCACCAAAGTTATGGAAGTCTCCCTTGTGTACGCCAAGCCTACGCCCCCAAGCATCTAAACTATGAGGAGTTCTAGCACCCTTGGGTATCTCAATCCCGTAGTCCACAACACGTGATACTAGTAGGGTATCAATGATCTTAGCTGGGTCAATGAGCCTAGGCTGAAGCAATCTGTTTATCTCAGGCGCATCGAACTGAATGAAGTTATGACCAACAAAGTAATCAACTGACTTGTGCCAATCAATAGCAGCAGCCTTAGCAACAGTATCTTCGTGACAGTTCTCAAACTTGTAGACCTCACCTGTGTCCACATCCTTACCACCACACAACCAAAGCTTGTCGCTACCTATGACAGCATTAGTTTCTATATCGCTAATAACAATCTTCATACTTGGAATGAAACCTCCTCTAGTACTGTGGTGTCTGGGTCATAGTAAACACTACCTGCCTTACCTAGCTTAGCGAAGGGACGGTTCTTGTCAACGATGAAGTTAGTTGTGTTGCGTATTGTTTCATCTTCTGACTCAGTGTCACGCTCCAACTTAATACATACGATTGCTTCCTCTTCGAGTGAGGCAGCATACTTGGTACGGCCATCATCATTCACCTGTGAGATAAAGATAACACCAATGTTTAGTTCCTTAGCCAGCTGAGCCATACGTGCACCCAGTGTAGTCAAGGTACTGGTAGCACCCTCAACACCAGCGTTAGATAGATAGGCCAGTCGTTGTACGTGATCAATGAAGATGAACTCAGCACCGTATACTGTGGTGGCTAGACGTACATAGTCGAGTAGCTGCATGGGATCGTCATGTCCACGCATCTCAAAGACTATTGTCTTGTCATCTTGTGAGGCTATCTTAGCTGCTAGGATAACCTGATCCTCAGTCACACCGTTGTCCCTAGCATCCTCTTTGGTTCGAACGTTGCAGCCTAGCTCATAGGTAGCCATTGCACGGTAGGTGGTAGACTTCATCTCTTCCATGTGAAGCATAGCTACCTTTGTGTCTTGCTTGAGTAGCCCCACCTCAAAGTAACGAATCAGTTCTGTCTTACCTTGACCACGCATAGCCTTAATAAAGGTAAGGCCACCCTTAACAAGTCCACGTATCTTATCGTCTATGCCTGAGTGACCCGTAGGTACATACTCGTATGGGTTCTCTGTAGAGATAGCCTTCTCTACCTCGTAGTCACCCACAAAGAAGTTGTCTGGACTAAACCGTTGAGGCTTAAGACCTGACCACTTAAGATCATCTTGGTCACCATTCATTATGAAGTCATTGGCATCCTTGTGCTTAGTCATAGGCACATAGAAGAACTTCTCAGGGAACAAAGAGTACAGACGTTCAGCCGCTGCCTTACCTGCTGGATCTTGTTCACCTGCATAGACAACCTCAGTGAAGCTGTTCATGTAGTCAAAGTTCTGCTTGATAAACTTGTCTGAGATAGATGCGCTGGGTATACTCTTAACTGGAAAGCTTTTGCCTAAGGCTTGGTATAGGCTGGCTGCATCGAACTCACCCTCTGTTATGTACAGACGCTTACTTGACCCTGCGTTGAAGTCAGGCCCAAACAGTTCACGGGGTGTGCCCTTGTCCTTTGTCCAGAACTTCTTCTCATCATACCCACGGTACTTAACGTTATTAGGATACTTGAAGGCATACCTAACTGGGTCACCCTCAGCATCCAGCTGTAGTTGTATACCATACAGTATGGACACATCAGTATCTAGTCCCCTGATACCTGCGTTAGTAGCTGATGCTACCTGACGCTGTTGTACGGGGGGCTTACGTTTGTTTACTGGGTAAGTCTCTAAGGCCCAGTCAAACATCTTCTCTGTACTGGGGTATGAACGCTCACATGAGTGACACTTACCATACCCACCTGTGTTGTAGTTAAAAGCATCTGAGCTACCACATGCCTCGTAAGGGCATGGCTGTGTTGGCTGATCAACTGACATCATCACCACCGAACTCATATCCCTCCCGCCTTATCAAAGTCAGTGAAGTCCATACTATCCCAAGACTTTTCTAACTCATCCTCAAAATTCTTATCGACTACGTGTTGCTCAATGAGAAGCTTAACGTCATCCTCTGTTAGATCGTACTCTTTCATAAGGTCTTCTAATGTTGTGCTGTTCTGTGTCATGTTAATCTCCTAACAATTCTAATCTAAATAGGCCATCAGTCTGCTTCATTGAGGCCCACAAGTCAAGAAGCTGTTGATGCGAGATGGAAATCAAGTGATGATCATCAAGGCTTTCATCATATTGTCTAAAGAAAACAGTACCATCATCAGACAGGTGCATCTCAACGTCTTCATAGTGTTCTTTCTCGTCCATAGATATGACAACAGATGCGTCATACTCATGCTCAACTGAAAACATATCTTATAACCTCCCATTTATTTTGCTACGTACTACTGATCTCAGACGTTCACTCCTATCAAACTCCCTGATGTCACCCTCTTGTTCAACCACAACGCCCGTGTGATACTTACCTGCTTCTTTGATTGCTGCCTCTTGAGTACTGAAGGTGGCTACTGGTGAGTTGTGATCGAATGGGTTCTCACTTGATGCATATACCCATTCGTTTTCCTCTATCTGAAACATTACTGCGTACCTCATTGGTATTCTCCTCTATAAAAAGATGGCTACAAGGCCAACCGTTACCGTAACACCGCAAGCAAAACCTATGATGGCTCCTACGATACCTGCAATCTCAACCATATTCATTTCTCCAACCTTAATGCAAGCCAGGATACAGGAAAAAGATCCGTCATGCTGTTACAAATTCTATTAGCTACTAGCCTAGTCTCTAACTGTGTATCACCTGTGCACCTAAGGTTACACATATCAGCGAAGGCATCCAAGCTGCCTGACCAGTACCACTCAGTCATGGTGCTTTGTGGCAACACCATACGTGCTTGCTCTGGGCATACACCTAGTCTCAATAAACCCTCATAGGATTGAAGACATTGATAGTATGGGTCTGTTTTATCTATACAACCATAGAACTCATTATTGCTGTATAGGATGTGCGTTGCTTCCTCTACTACACCATCACTGCCCTGCTTCTTGTCTTCACTGCGTCCACGCCATACATCAGGTTCGTAAAACTCAGGCTCACTGTCTACATACCTACGGCTTATCTCATTCCACCGTAGAAACTTGTGCTTGACTAGCTGCCTAGCCACAAAGATTGGAGCCTTAACGTGAAAGGATGCGAAGCAATGACCGAAGGGTGACTTATGTTTGTGCTTGGCTAGGTAGTTGATCAGCTTATAGTCTGTGTGTACTAGCCTTTGTTCCCACCCTCCCTCAACAAAACCTTCATCCCATTTACTTTTCTTACCAAAGGACACACGTGCTGCATTCACCACTGATAGGTCAGTACCCATGTGGTCTATCAGAGTTACATCAATCATTTGATATGATCCCTATGTGAACACAGGCAACCTGTGTGTTGGTATTTATTAACAGAACCTCTGCGCTTACCAAGGCCATGTTACATTTCTTTAAGCTTTCGTATGTACCTAGCTGGAAGTGTTCGACACCTTCGATAGGTGTAACCAGCAGCCACAGCATTACCCATATGTTAGCCATTATTTTTATCCTTTAATTTGTCTACCTCTTGTGAGAGTAGTACGAAGCCTTCCGCTAGGCCGTTGTGCTTGTCTATCATGTTGTCTAAGTCATCTTCTAAGTCTTCAATGATGATCTCTTTTTTATACATCTCAAAGATTAGCATAGCCAGTAGGACTCCATAACCGATAGTAATTATATTAATAATATCCAAAGTCATTCCTCCTAGTGGTACGTAACAGTGTCTCTATCTTTCTGCCATTGTATAAAATCTCTTTCGTCTAACCCGCTATCCTTTATGAAGTCTTGAAGGTCATAGATCTGATCAAACAAGTCCTCAATCACGTCAGTCAGGTCAAGGTACTTGTTGGTACTCATAGTAATACTCCTAGTATTTTATTAACGAAAGCTACAATGCTAGTGTATACTAATAGTACTACTGTTAGTATCTTATTCTTATTAGAGATGATAAAATACTTTAAGTAATACTATTAGTATTCTTTTAATTAGGTATCCAAAACTATTCGTCAAGGGGTAGACCTAA